CTGTCTTTCTTCTGCTTCTGCAGTAACCAGACAATATAGCCGATTACAGTCGGAAATGCCATGAAGTATGTCTGCAATAGTATTTCTTTCACAGTTTCCCTTCTTTCTGTTGTTCTGCTTCCTGTTCTTTTATTATCATATGCCATCCGGTGCTCTTATGTATCTCATTTTCTTCTCCTAACTTACATTTATCTCTATTCCTTCAAGATTCTGCGGGTAATATATCACCATTGTATCTATCATAGCCGACAGAGTGATTTTCAGATTCAGCCTGCTGTCTGTATAAGTTTCCTCATCTAATTTCAATCCCGACTTTGCACTCACATAATTTGCACTGATGATCTCTGTCGCATCCATAGTAACTGCACTTGTTGCGTTTACTTTACTAATCCCATGTACAGTCCACAAAAACGGCGGTCTTCCATACTGTTCTTTTAAATACCCGGATAAAAAAATCAGGTATGGTGTCTTATAGTAAGATGAGCCGCCATAATTTCCCACTGTACACGGAATAATCATTTCCAGAGTATTTCCTCCTGCGGCCTGCCTTGTTCCAAACACAAGACTTTTCTGAAGTTCTTCTTTCGTTGCTGCACCGATTTTCTCCGGAGTTATATTTACGGTGATTTCACTATCACCGGTATAAGTTTTCTTCTCACTTCCCATGTTTATGATTAAAGATTTGGGATTTTTTAAAGATTCCGGAAAATTTTCTATCTGGTCTTTCGTATGCTTGTGTACATTGGCCGCTTTTCCATCTACCAGCTTCTTCAGTACTTTTCCCTGTGCCGCTGCCAGCGATTGCTCTATGCTGTCACTGGTCAGATTGTTCTGGATGCCTCGCCAGGTGTCTGTGAATTTTGCATCTGCCGGAACCGCTTTATATACACTTGTATGAATCCATGCTCCCCAGGTTCCATTGAATCTTGTCCGTTCGTACCGCTTAGATTCTGCCGCGAGACTTCCAGTCATTTTATAAGCAATCTGCCGGACAAGTTTGTCATCTTTTGCCAATACCAGAACACACACTGTTCCCTCTTCCGGTGCATTGGTTCCGTTTACAGCCATATACCATCCATTTTCTGTAACTGCATTCCAGTCTGTTACCGTTTCACCGACAGCTTTAAGCCTCATCTGTGTTCCTGTCATTGCCAGTCCCTTACCGGCGGTATAAGTTGTATTTGTATTTTCCGCCGGTATTCCAAGCTTTACGATATCTTCTTTTGTCACTTTTGCCGCATTGTTCACATGCCCGGATGCATCCACTGCTACTTTATAGAATCCACTCTGTACCGCCTGATACGTTGGATGCGTATATTTATTTGCACCGTCTGCGATGCCGTCCAGTTTCTTTTTATCTGCGGCAGCCATCAACCCATCTGCCGCAGTGGTTGCTTTGCTCTTACTGGCTCTTTTTGCTAATTCCGCATCTATGATATCCGCATTTTCATTCAGGTCTTCTATCCTTACCTCATCCGTTCCGGAAGGCTTTTTTAATTTATAGTTTCCTGTTGTCAGCATTTCTTTCCTCCATCATTGTTCTTAATTCACTCCAGGTTCGTCCGTTTAATCCATTCCAGGTATATCCGTTTAATTCGTTCCAGATGGTGTAACGGTATTCAAAACTGTATGCAAGATGTGCTGGTTTTATCTCTTCAATCATGTCAATCATTCCCTGCATATTCCGTGGAATCCCTTTCACACCAATAAACCTTATCACAAAACGGTTTTCTTCATTCTTTTCTATCACCGTCACATCGCCTCCGGAGAATACTGATGCCGTATTTTCAATCATCTGCTTTGTGGTTGTTCCCTGTCCGCAAAGTTTTGCAACCAGAATCTCTCTGCGTTCCTCATAAGTCTGCGATATGTCCGTATTAATTCCAAACAGTTTTTCCCATTTGTCCAGTCCCCATGTAGCTGTTGCGATAAAGCACTGTTCCTCCATGTCTCTCAAATCCCGGTACAGCTGTCCGATTTCATAACCTTCGCTATGATACAGTTCATACATCTCTTTTAACCTTGTAACGACCGGCGGAACCAGCTTTGTCAAATCTTCATAATATGCTTCATCTTCGTTTCCTGTTTCCGCCGCATATTCTATGATTCCATATTGTTTTTCACCATACATATCCGCCTCATCTCCTTCCTGTTACTGTGACTGCGGATAAATTGCTTTAAATTCCAGCCCTTCCCCTACGGTATATTCAACCGCAATCCAGTCATCTTCATCCGATGCCTTTTTCAATGTTATCGTTACCAGCATACTGCCTGAACTGTATACTGCCGTGGCATCTTCTATCATTGCTATATTGGTCAGGTTTGTTTTATAAGTAGTTGAACTGGTTGCCGTTATCGTAAAATCAACTACAGTTGCTGATATTGCTTTCTGATGGCAGGCAATCCGTATATAGTCCGTCAGGCTTACAACTCCGCCCGCCTGCCCGGAACTCTTCAGTGTAAACTGGAATGCACTTGTATCTTTCGCATAAAACTTCCTGCTCACTCTGTATCTTGCCTCTCCAACCCCAGTATCTTCTGGAGCTTCCGAATAATCTCCTGCCCGGTTTCCTCTTTCCAGTTTCATACCACAGATCTGATATTCTTTTTCCGGATCCAGTGTGAGAAAAGAAACCGCACTCCGGCTTCCATTACTGTAAAAACTTGCCCATACACGGGTCCATTTCTTTGATATGAGTGTAATTCTTCCCGTTGTACTCACACGGTTACCATAACCACATTTCAGCTGACTGCCTTTTATATATCTGACCGCCGACAGTTTCACCTTTTCCCCGGTAAGATGTACGACCATCGGAGTTCCATCCAGATTGCTTAGTTCAAATTCCGTTGTAACACCAGAACATCTTCCCTGTGCATTACATTCAAAGACTACATTAAAATGGTTCTGCTCCCTTTTCACCATAACCATGACTCCGGCTTTTTTCATATATGACGATGCAAGCGGACTTCCCCTGAATCTCGGATGCTTCTTGTTATTTGCATCAATAATGCAGTCTCCGGTCAGCTCCCAGTTTCCATCCGTCCATCCATAGGCATCCGATCTTAAAGTCACAACTTTCGTTCCCTGAAAAATCTCAAGCGAAAAATTATTCCATGCTGCCGAAACATCCTGTGACTCATTCAGGAAATAATAAATTACATCCCATTCCTTTCCATACATCATCATGTCCGTTGTATGGCTGGAAAATGCCTCTTCAATCGTAAGGCTCTCTGTCTGAACTGAGGGGTTATTGTAAGCCATCCCATAAATCTGAACACTGTCAGAAACACTTTTTACAAATGCTGATACTGTATAATATCCTGCCGGCAGTGTTATATCCTGTATGACATCATTCAATCCGGTCAATGTCTGTGCATAAAGCCCTTTCTGCTCTCCCTTTTCCGTAATCTGTGAAGGTTCTGTATAAAAATCATCCACCCAGTACTGATATGCCATTTTCCAGTTTTCGTTCTTTGCACCATTAAATTCTTTTGTGCCGGTATACAGATTTCTTCCACCTACCTGTATTCCGTCTATTTTTTCATTCAGAACTTTTCCCTGTACTGCTGCCAGGGAAGATTCCGTATCTGTACTCGTCAGGCTGTTCATAATTTCAGGAGTATTCTTCAAATCTTTGTATTCTCCGCTTACTGCTACTGCTGCCAGTTTTTCTTTTATCCAGTTCCATAAGGATTTAAATGGTCTCCTGTGATAGGTTGTGTGGGTTGTGCCTCCTCCGCTGTACTGGGATATAAAATAGTCATCATCCTTGGGTGCTGCCTGTCCCGCACTCAGGCCATTGAGCATATCATTTAAATTAATCGCCTTTACTGTGTTTTCCAGTTGTGTAATCAGTTCTTTCAATACTTTCCCCTGTGCTGCTGACAGTGGTTTGTCCGTATCCGATGCTGTCAGACTGTTTATAATGTCAGTGACATTTACTTTACTCGTCGTCACATTCTCAATCAGGGTGCGGTTTGATTTTATGTACGCCACAATCTCACTTAACTGGTCCAGTGTTGTATCATCACTGTCTACCAGTGTATTCAGCCTGTTTGTCAGCTCTGATATCAGTTTTCTGATATCCGTATGGGCTGAGACTGCCGTATTATGCTGCTGAATCTTATCCGCAACATATTTTTCCATTCCTGCAAGCTTATTTTTTTCTTCTGTTGTATAATCATTCTCTGACAGCCCTTTCCCATCTTCTTTCTCTACCTTCCGGGAAATCTGTTCCGCAAGGACCTGCTGGCTCTGCAGCAGAATACTCTCCGACTCTCCTGCTCGTTGTATCTCTTCCATCAGATTCTCATTCAGTCCGTTTTCTGCTGTTTTCGCCCGGCTGATTTCTTCTGTAAGCATCTGACTCAGTTCATTTTCCTTTCCGGCTGCACGTTCTGTTTCCTTCCTAAGCTGTACCGTAATCTCTTTTTCCTGTGCTACTGCACGCTGCATCTCTGCTTTAAGATTTCTGTCCAGTTCATCTTCTTTCTTAACAGCCCTCTGCATTTCCTGATTCAGTTCCACCTGTGTCTTTACAAGACTATCCTGTAACAGATTGACATCCTCTGCCTCCACGGTGTCCCCATCCGTTTCATAGCTTATATATGCTTCCTGCAGTTCTGCTGAAATGCGAATCTGTCTTTTCCATGGAGTATCACTCGGAGTCGATAACATCCATGTATTTATCTTTTCTCCGGTAAGCTTTGGCCCAGTATATACATTTACTGTCTTTTCCCTGATGTTATCATGAGCAAGCAATGCCTCATATGCCCCCTGCTTCAGGTTTACATGTTCTTCTATGACATACACCCTGCCAGATATTTTGTTCAGTTTTTCTGTAAATGTGTTTATCTCCATACTTACATCACCTCCATCGTTATCGTTCTTACAGAAAACAGTTCTTCCTGTCCGACTTCAATATTTTTCTTTTCTCCATTCAGAATCAGGCTGTCATAATCCTCTACTCCGCTTATCTGCATCAAGAGGCTTCCTGCTTTTGCCTGACTTATATATTCCAGTCCAAATATGCTCTCCTTCAGGTATGCTTCCATATTTGTAAAAAACTGATTTTTTACGGTTGTCAAATTTGTTGATTTTGCAATTTTAACATGCACACTGATATCCAGATGCTTCTCTTTACCGGAGACTACGGTTACGGTTGCTCCGACCGGTCTCTTCTCTTCTATGATTTTCGCCACATTGTCCAGGATTCCCTGCCCTGCTGCCGTCCTGTTTTCATTTGCAATCACAATCTTTACTGTGCCCGGTCCATTCCATAGTGGAAATATTTTTGCTGCACCGACTCCGCTACATTCCATCGCCCAGTTGTAATAATCATTTGCATTTCCGCTGGTAGATGGTTTTCTTATTTTCTCGAACATCCTCTTACGAAGTTCTTCGTCCGTCTCTGTATCAGTTCCTTCCACTCTGATTTCTTTTAACTGTGCATACGTCAGGCCATTAATATAATCTACTGGCAGAAGTTCTCCCGTGTATTCATTTCCTGCCTGTCCCGCTGTTTCACACTCCAGCAGATACCGGTATTTGTCATCTGCTTTTTCCTCAAAAGAAAGTACCTGATAGATCAGTGCCTTTTCTCCGTTTCCGGAAAATCTTGCTCCCTCCTGTATCTCTTTATCAAATTCTCCTATTCTTACTGCTTTCCCTGCCTCTTTTCTCTGTATGTGAAATGCCGCCGCAAAACGATCCAAATATTCCCCTGCAGAAGTATCCGGAAGAACCAGGTCAATAAAATTTTGAAGTTCAAAATACATTTTCATGATATGGTATGCCACCGGAGCTGCTGCATCATACAGGATACTTCCTTCCCTTTTATCCATATCAGCATCTGTCCGCTCCAGAATACTCTCTAATATATTTTCATAAGTTTTTTCCTCATACACTGACATCCACCTCCTGTTCTGTATCAATATCTCCATATACGGTATGCACAGTAAATGTTACAAGGATCCGGCCTCCGGCTTTCTGTTCAAACGTAAAATTATCGGCTGACTGTATCCTTGTATCCCATGTGAGTGCCTCCGTGATTCTTCTCTCCAGTTCCGGACAGACATAGGAAAACGGTTCTCCATACAAATCCACCAGTTCTATTCCATAATCCCAGGAATACACCGGATACTGGTATCTCTCGGTATTCAGTATCTTATAAACAGCCTGTCTTACTGCCTCTTTTCCCTCTATCTTCCCACGCAGGATGGTTTCCTGCATCTTATAAGTCTTATCCGGCTGCTCTTCGATTTCAAAATTCTCTTTCAGGAATCCTGTAACTGCTGGTATCATATTCCTCCAATCCGGTCCGTTACCACATATCTCTGTCCGCCCTGCATCCGGAACAGAATCACTTCCTCTCCCTGTTTCAGGGCATTTTGTACACTGCCATCCTCTGTTTCATAATCTGTTACATTTCTTGTAAGAACCAGCTGTTCTTTCTCCAGAGTCATCTTCTGCTCTACCCGTATCCGCAATGGATTTACAGAAGTTACCGTTCCAAAATATATTCCTGCCGGCTTTTCTGCTTCTACCGCTTCCACGGCCGCCTTTTTTATTATTTTTACAAATTCTGCTGCATCAGGCAACGAACTCACCTCCTCGTAATGTCAAATCCATCCAGTGCTCATTCTCTTTGTATGTATGCGTCACTTTTTCCACAAGCATAAAATTCTTTACCGTTACATCTCCAAGATTCAGATGAACCGCTATCATGCTCCCGGCTCTTACCCGGCTGTCTCCTGCTGCATTACTTATTTTTAAATTTCTTGTCTTTTTATTATATAATTCCAGCAGACTGTCCGCTTTTACCTGCCCATTCTCGCCATCCTGAAGTGTGTCAAAATACTGCAGTACTCCCCATCTGTTTATATTTGAAGAATCCTGTGCGATATAAACATCTCTGTATCCACTGTCCTCATTGTCATAGGTCAGTTTTATTTTATTGTACGTATTATCATCTATGGAAGAAGTATAATCATAACTCTGGCCGGTCTGTTCATCTAACAGCAGATAACTGTTTCCTTCCCCGACATACATGGAAGTTATGTTTTTTAATGTCAGCGAGCCAAAATCATCGTAAAGGACATACATTTCCTTCCGGTTCTGTATCGTCAGATCCAGTGCATTTTCTATCATCTCAAACAGGGAAGTATTTTCTTCTATTCTTGATTCAATGACAAATCCACTGTCTTCGATAACTCCCGTTCTCAGCATATAATCAGATGCTATCATCCGGATTAAGCCGGATGCTGTTTTATCTGTATAGACTTTTGTATCTTTGTTTTTCAGATAACGCAGCTGATCATATGCTGTTACAGTTATAATCTGTTCCTGCGTCCTCTGCTGCTTAAACACATATCCGAAAAAGAGTTTTCTTCCGTCTGCTTCAAACCGGACTGCGCTGCCTTCTGTAAAATCAATGATATCATCTTTTAATACTTTGAAAGTCAGTTTCCCCGGAGTACTTCTTCTTTCTGTACTCCAGGTAATTCCTTCTTCCACTGCTGGCTTATAGATACGTCCTCCGTCAGCGTCACCGATATATAATTCTGCCATTCTTTCTCCTATTCTGCCGGTATGGTAAACACCTGTCCCGGATAAATCAGATTCGGATTTCCTCCAATCACAGATTTATTCGCATTGTAGATCAGTGTATACTTCGCACCGCTGCCATAAAATCTTTTTGCAATGTTCCACAGGCAGTCACCTTTTACTACAGTATAAGTCTGTGCTGCTGTTTCCTTTGCCGGCCTGCTGCTCTGTACTGCTTTTGGCTTGGATGCCTGCATTGTTATCTTTACTGTTTTTGTTCCATATTCCCGGTACTGCTTTAATTTTATTTTTACTGTCAGGTCAAATCCATTCTTTGCATTTTCTTTTATCTCATACGTTTCCAACGTTACTTTCATATTGGTATGAAACAATGTTTTTCCATACGGAAGATGCCTGGATACAATGAACTGAAACGGCTTTCTGCTGTTTTTTAAAGATTCAAACTGATTCAGATAATATCCTGCATCCTGAAATCCGGAACGGTATTTTGCAAACGGATATTTTACCTGCGGTATCATACATTCAAACTCGATATCCGTCAGTTTTGCCTTTTTCAGAATATTGATTTCGCCTTCATCCATAAGAGTCACCTGCTTATTCGCATTATTAATCTTTATCTGCATTGTTTCCGGTGTGACCGGAAGAAGGCAGTTTCCCATATAAAAATCATATCCTTTTCCACTCATTAGTAATGCACTCCTTCCGCCATGACCTGTACCGCATTATTTACAGCTTCTGTCAGTCCTTCCACAAATCCGTCCAGGTCATCCGTTCCCTGTACAATGTTCTTCATTCCGGACTGGTCTATATTAATCTCTGCCGTTGTAAAACGGTTTATGGTCTCCTGCTCTGCCAGATCTCTTAAATACTTCAAATCCTCTTCTGTAATATCCATCTTGTCATCTATGGAATCCGTACTATCTGCAATGGAATCAAGCGGACTTGACATCCCGGATAAATCGCCATTATACAGATAAGCGTAGTCGTCAGGATTTGGAACTTCTGTTTTTCCGAATAGGTCAGACAATGAAAAGTCACTGACTGCTTCGTCCAGATCCGCACCAACATATCCATATTCATACGCATCCTGATATCCAATTCTTTCCAGCTGATAATCAGCCGCATTGACTTTCTTTATCTCTACTTCCGTATCATCACCTACGATATCAGAAACTTTATCCTGGAAATCATTACGGAATCCTTCCACTGCACCTGCAAGGTCTGAGCCAAGAACCGTATCAATCAGTTCTGCTGCTGACTGTACAATGCCTATAATGAAATCCAACATTCCGGAGAACATAGTCAAAATTCCTTTTACCGGATTCTGAAAAGCAATCAGGATACTGTTTGCAAATGTAAGTATCAGATTTAACAGTTCTACTCCGATTCCTATCACAAAATTCACAACTCCGGCCACTGCATTGTAGAGAAATGCACACACCGTCGTAGCTGCTCCGACAATCACTCCGCCTGCCGATATCGTGGTATGTGCAACCTTGTTAATTGCCGCCACCACTAAATAAATGGCAGCCACAACAGCAATAATCATCACTAATATCCATACCAGCGGACATGCATACAGTGCCGCATTTAATCCATTCTGTGCCGCAATATCTGCCGCAGTTGCTCTCGTCAGACTCCTGGTCGCTGCTGCGTGCATCATCTGTGCAACTGCAACCACGAAATGTATTCCTCTGCCAGCCTTTCCAACTATATTTGCAAGTGCCTGTGCTGTATAATAGATTCCCAATGCAGCAGCAACTCCAAGTATTACCGGACCAATAAGTGACCAGTTATCGCTTACAAATGCTGCTCCCTGTGCCATCAAATCAAATACATTCAGAGCCATATTTGCAAGTGTGGCAAGCATTTCCACAGCTCCATTGGCAAAACTCTGAAGCTCCTCGCTGTTTGCCATATCGTTGATTCTCTGCAGTACCGGCTTAGATGCCATAAGTGCAGTATTCTGCATGGACTGCCATACCTGCTGCCATGTCATTGGCATCGTATCAAATCTTTCATTGATTTCGTCACTTGCTGCAAAGATTGCATTTTTTACAATGTCTGCCGTGATTTCTCCTTCCTTTGCCATCCCTCTTATTTCTCCAATGGAAACGCCCAGATAATCTGCGATATTCCGGATAAGATTCGGTGCATTCTCAAAAATGGAATTTAATTCATCTCCACGGAGCACACCGGAACCAAGTGCCTGACTCAACTGCAGCATGGCCGCGGAAGCCTCTCCTGTTGTTGCTCCGGCAATCGTCATCTGCTTTTGTACAAGGTTGGCAAAGCTTACCACTTCCTCACTGCTTCCAAATGCTTCACCGGCATTGTTTCCGAGTCGTGCCACGAAGGCGGCTGTCTTTGCATATTCTCCACGGGAATTTTGTGCAGATGCATAAATCATATTGCTCAGTTCTTCTGTTGTCTGAAGTCCGTCATTCATCAAATCAATACGACTTACTGTCTGGGTAAGGCTGTCCGAAAGATTAATTACTTTTCCAATACTCTGTATTCCAAGATATGCAGTGACTGCTCTCTTAACCATATCAACCAGTCCGGATGCACTCTGCGTTCCCTGCTGAATCTGTTCATTGAATCTGCCCTGTCCATCTACATTATCCCGAATATACCGTTCCGTATTGCCTATCGTCTGTGACAGCCTCAGATATGCCTGGTTTGCCGCTTCCACATCCATGTGTCCAAGTGCTTCGTTTAATGAATTCTGCTCCTGAACTGCCTGATTCAGCTGTGTACGCAGCTGTTCCAGTCCCGCATTTGCCCGATCAGTTCCCAGATTCATCCGGTTGGAAGAAATTTGCTGAATCCGCATCTGTAACTGACCAATTCTTGCTCCGACACTTCCGATATCCGCAACCGCACCATCTGGCAACAGATCCATATTTTCCGCTGTCTGCCAGACAGCCCGCTGTGTATTATTCATCTGCTGAAGCATTGCATTAGCACTCTGCACTTCGTTTCGGAATCTCTCTGCTCCATTTCCATCAAATACCTGCAGGTCGCTCTGTGTATTCCACCGAATATTCGTAAGACTTCTTATTGTCTCTCCTGTTGCTCTTGCCTGCTGTTCTACCTGTTCTATTGTCCGGTTTAACTGATTATAAGATTCATTCAGCTGACTTACATTTCCTTCATCTATCGCCTGATTCATCTGCGACTGCAGGTTTACTATCTGGTTCATGCTGGATCGGATACTTTCATACTGCTGATTTACCATCGCTGCCGAATCATCGTTCAACAGACTCACATCCTGATTTTGCAGGTTATTCAGTCTGTTCTGCAGTTCAGATATCCGCTGGCTTGTATTATTAATGTCCCAGGATGCTTCCGGTGGTAACACATTCATCCTTAATGCCTGTTCGTCTATTGTCCTCTGTGAATGGAATACTTCCTCTGCTACACTGTTTAAAGCACTCATCTCCTGATTCATTCTCTGTATCCCATTACTGTCGAATACCTGCATATTGCTCTGCGTGTTCCACGATACAACAGGTGCCCTTGCCGGTGTTGTTCCTAATGATGCCAGTTCCTGATTCATTCTCTGTACTGCTGCCGTTGCCTGATCAATCTGTTCCTTTGCTGCTTCTACGGATGACATATTGACATCCGCATTCATTGCAGCCTGCATATCATACATGGAATCAACGGCAAGACTTATGGAGCTTACAATGCCGTTCAATATTGCTGAAAAGTTATCTCTTAATTCTATCTGTGTCTGAAGTGACATTCTTTATCTCCTCCGTCCTGCCTTTGCTTCGGCTTTTCTCTCTTCTTTCTTATCATTCTCAAGCTTAATCTGAATTGCTGCGATTACAAAAGCTTTTTCCTGCTCATCCATTTTCAGAAAAACAGATGGCAGGATATGCAGTTTCAGAAGGGCATAGTAGGCGTAATTTGCTTCCCAATCCCCTTCCTTGATTAGTTTTTTGCTTCTTCGACTTTTTCATCAAATCCTTTGGTGAATCCCTGGAACTGCTGCATCCATACAGAAAGCTCCTGATATTCCCCTGCATCATCCACCATGGCATAAACCAGTTCTTCCGGTGTCATTGCTCCATAGGAATCCTGCAGAGCCTTATCATACAGATCCGGTGTTACCGTTGCCTTTGCAATCATCTTTACCATGTATTTGGCTGTATTCACTCTCGGCCGGAACATATTCGGCTTTCCTGTTACCTGTACATCCACAGTTGCCTCATCACGGATTTTTTCATTTTCCTCGGCTGTGATATGGCGGAACTCCCATTCCAGTGGATTTCCCTTCTCATCTGTAAGGCTCTCTGTCGGTGCGTAGAATCCATTCTTACGTTCCTTTTTATTTTCTTTCATAAATCTGCTAAATTTCGACATATCTTTTTTCCTCTCTTTCTATTGCGACGTCGCAAAATTAAATTAATTTGTTAAGAATCCGTTCAGTTCCTTGAAGCTTTCCGGTATGGAGAAGTCTTCAAAAGTAAAGTCCATATCCTCATCCAGATAATCTGCATCTGCATCAAACTTTGCAAGGATTCCACCATCTATGTTACAGTCAATTAAGATAATTGTCTGTTTACCAACCGTACTGGTCGGATCTTCATTCGTAATCTGCATATCAAAATAAGTGTCCTCACCAGTTTCCTTGTAGTCCAGCATCATCTGCCGGAATACACTCTGGTTATAGTGGAAAGTGGCAGAACCGGTTCCTTTCCATCCGGTTGCTTTGTTTCCTTTTCCTGTTTTTCCAAGAATCGGTACTTCCGTCTTTGTTTTTTCAAACTTCACCTCAACCTTGATTGCCTGCATGAAATTATATCTTCTGCTGCCGACAGTAATAAAACATTCTGCAAGACTTGCTGATATGGTATCTCTGGCTTTCATTGTTACATTTTTTGACATATGTTCCTCCTTACTGTACCGTTATGGTCATATATACTTTGCTCATGGTTCCAGCAACCTGTACGGTTCCTGTTACCACAACCGACTTTTTGGTATTTCCCTGTGTTACTTCCACATCGGAATCTGTAAAGTTTTCAATCGCACCCATATCCTGCAGCTGCTGCCTTATCTTTACCAGGTCTGACCAGAGTGAAATTCTTCCAGAATCGTTATTTGGTACTGTTCCAAGATATTTGGTATTAAACAGAACGGCGTCTTCATTTCCCAGCTGGTCTATTACTCGGATGGTCTGGTTATCTTTAAAGATATCTCCGCACGCATCCGTCTCTGTTACCATGCTGTTAATGTCTTCCAGCACACGGATATCTGAGTTTACATTGTGCAGTACAAATTCACCTGCTTTGATGGCAGTCTGAAGTTCCGACTGGGTATACACTGTATTTACATTGAATTCTCCATCATATTTTTTATTCTGACAGGACTTATTTACCATACAGCCACATTCCGCACCGGTTACCCAGTATACCAATGCACTTTCCGGCCAGCTTTCCTCCTCCACTTTGTTTTTCACATCGATGACACCCATATAATCCGCGGCACACTGGTATAAAACTACCTGGAATTTAATACCGACTTCATCCCTCATACGTTTTACAAATGAAACAAACATATTCTTAACTGTTTCATCCGTGGTTACGACTCCCATCGTATTGAATGTATAGGATTCGATTCTGTCCGCATAATTCTGATACGATTTTCCATCCACTGTGCCATTCGTTCCGCCGGTCAGAGGTTTGGCCGCCGTCTTTGCAAGTACGGCTCCGCTTTTAAAATCAACATAATCATTACTTTTCAATTCATCCGTTTTTGCAACTGTCTGGGTATCAAGCTTTACACTGTCAAGATATGTAATGACATCAAACATACTTGTATTGTCTGCATTTTCCTGTATTACAATCCTGATATCATTTCCACGCGTACCGCTGTATTTTGCCGTAGCATAATCATTTGCCGCTTTTGTACCGCCGCCATTTAAACGGTATGCGTGAAGGGTACTTGCACCCCGGAATAATTCCCGGAGTCCTTTCATCTTTTCATGCTCATAAGCATACCCAAAAAGAGTAAGGCTGTTTTTCTGAAACTCTTCACTGGAAACCGTGAATACACTGCCTTCTTTTCCCCAGTCAAGTTCCAGTGGCATAGTTGCAATGCCACGCTCTGATAATTCCGGAGTGGATGATGCGGCGGAAACAAAATTAATGTATGTTCCCGGAAGCACTTTGTTCTGTGTTGTAAAACTTCCTCCTCCTAATGCCATATTAATTCACCTGTCCTTTCATAAAATGTTCCATAAGTTCCTCTGCCTGCTGCATGGTGTATGTTTCACTCTCTTTTAACAATGCATTCAGTATATCTTTTCTGTTCTCGTATTTCTTTGCATGAAGAATCTGTTCTTTTGTATACTGCTTCTGTGCAGGCTGCATATTCTGTTCTGTTTTCTGTTTTTTCTCTGTCATATTATCACTCTTTCACTCCTATATCTGTTCTGATTCCCTGCATTTCATCTTCCTGTTTCCTGCTGCATATTGTGAAGAAGTTATAATTTATAAAGAAATTCAATACTCCATCTTCCGTCCGGTAACGCATATCCGTTCCCCGGATGGAGCCTGCTTCTGTTTCAATCACTTCAAGAACATCTGTCATACGTTCTGCTGTCCTGTTGCATTCAGCATACTTTTCCTCTGTCTCTGGAAAATACTGGATGCAGAAATAGTTCCTTCTCAGGTACCGCCCGCCCGGATAGTGTCTTACCGACGGTTCCAGTGTATTAATCAGAAAGCATGGTTCTTTCAGATCCTGACTGATTTCCTCCATGTAAATCTCATGGCTTTCGCCAAACTCCTCATATAAGGCTCTGCTGATTGCACCGATAATCTCATTAATCATGAAATGCCCTTTCTAAAAACTGAATCATTTTCTTTTCCAGAATCGCAGGAGCCTGCTCTTTCAGCTCCTGCTCTGATATGGTCATAATGAACTTTCCCATAACCCATTTTTTATGATCCACGGTTCTGTGTCCATATTCCACATATTTTGCATATTCCACCGGATTAATAATTTCTATCACATACCGGTCTCCCTCCTGCTGTATCTGCAGCTGTTCCGCATAGGTTTTCGCTGCTGTCTTTGTCTGTCCGGTCCATCCTCTTCTCAGATTTCCCGTGACCGTGACTTTATCCGTCCGCTTAATAATCTTTCTTAATAATCTGGCCGCCAGTTCTTTTGCACATGCCTGTATAAATGCCTCTGTCTCCGTTTCTCCCATGCGTTGTATTTTATCCCGGAACTTTTCCAGGTCACGCAGATTGAATCTTCCCAGTCCTGCCATTATGACCACCTCTCAAATAGTTTCAATTTGATTTCCTGGTGTGTTGCATACCTTGCAGCAGAACCGGAATTGCTGTAGGAGATAGTCAGCCCCTGATGTATCACATCTATTCTGCTTCCTTCCGGAATCTCCGGTTCCGGTGGCAGAAATAACTTTACCGCCATTTCTTTTTCTGCTGCCCCCTGGTTATCTTTTGTCGTGGACACGGTTTCATAGGAAAGTCTACATGGCTGATTCTCTGCCACCAGTACTTCTTTTTTCGCCGTTATTTTTGTTTTTTCGTCCTTTTCGGACTTCCTGACATAAATATTGCAGGTATCCTCATAAAGCACCTCTACGGCTCTCCTGTGCATTTTCCTGACTCTTTCTATTTGTCTGATCAAAACAATATCCTCCGGTATCTGTTCAAGACCGGTTTATAACTTTTCAAAACCGTATCCTTAAAATGTTCGTCTGCATACTGCCGGAAGGAAACTGAAGTGTCTCCCTCCGTCAGGGAAGATACCGGACCGGAAGCACTCTCCTCCTGCCCGATATTTTCATTTCTGTACAGATCCACAGCCATGCGGTATGCCGTCTGTTCCAGTCCTTCCGGCATTTCTTCCACATTACAGTAATTTTTTATGATTTCTTCCACATCTGCCAGGATAAAATCCAGTATGTTATCCACAGAAGGGCTGCTGCCAGGTTCTTCCGGTTTTTCTTCCCCGGAAGAACTGCTGTCCAGTCCTAACAGCTGTTTCAGCTTTTCTCTGTCCATCTTATCCCACCTTATGCTTCATAGCCACCACACGGAGCTGTTTCGGTTCATACACCGGTGTCCAGTTTTCTGCCATCTTTAATTCCGCTCTTGTCGGAGTTTCTACATGTTCCCTCTTCTTTCCGGTATATGCTACCCCTCTCATGTGAAGGATATATGCCTTTCTGTTAATCAGGAAATCAATTCCTCCTCCGTTCCGCTTATCCCTGTCCATTTCCGTTGCAACATGCCCCACCGGATTACCATTCCCCAGTGCAATCGCTCCCTGGCTGAACAGATAGGTGGTGTATACATCTCCGTCCACCGGGCATCCGTCATCCACTGTGACACGTCTTCCCTGATAAACTTCAAATTCCACATCCGTAGAATCTCTTTCTGTCTCAATCAGATTCTGTTTCTTTAAATATGCCTTTGTTGCACTGTGCATGGCAACATCTGTGAGCAGTCCCTGTGCATCTCCCATCAACTGGCAGGCATCAATGAAGGCGGAAGCACTGATATTTTTCGCCGCTTCTGTTTTCATTCCCGTCAAATCAAGAATATGGTCTTTCATTGGTGTTGTTGCCTGTCCGCCATCCGGTGTATAAGTTCCAAAGATTCCCGCCAGAAGGGCAATGAGTTCCTTCTGCATATCCCTTGCCCAGAATCCTGCCACAAGGTCGCCGATGGCTTTCATAGGGTCAGTTCCCGCCAAAGCTGCGGAAAGATTTGTTGCCGCCCACATCTTCTGTCTGAGTAATGTCGTGGACACATCCTTGTTGGAGCCAATCTTTGCCGCTTCCATTTCCTTTCCTTCCAGTGTTTCCTCGGAATCTCCGGTTAAATCTTCAAAGAACGGCATATTATGGGTTCTTGCTGCTTCTGATGCAAGCCGGTCAAATTCCGGACTGTTTACGATGATTCCACTGTTTACCAGTGCACTTAGTTCCATTGTCCGGTTAATCACATACGGATTAAATAACTCCGGCACAATAATGTCTGATATCTTTGTTTCTGCCATATTTTACTTCCTCTCTTTCTCCTATAAGGTGATACCTGCCGCCGCAGCCAGTATCTTTGCCTGTTCCGGATTACTCTTTAACAGTTCTCCCTGTTTTGTCAGATTGTAGCTTTCCCTGGCAAACGGATTGTCTGTTGCACCTCCTGAGCCGCCTTCCGGATGATACTGTGGATTTTCACTTTTTCCAAACAGATGAGCCATCGCTTTGTCTTCCCGGTATGCTTTGAGCTGTTCTTCCATGCCGACCGGATGATTGTCCTTATCGAAAGTGAATTTCTCCACACCACCCGCTTTATAAATCAGGTAATCCGGATCCGTTACTCCCTGCTTTGTCATCTGCTCTTTTAATGCATATTCCCTGGCTGTCTGTTCTGCTGCCTTCTTTAAGTTCTGGATTTCTGTCTCATAGTCCCCGACTTTCTTCTGCAGGCTTTCATTATCCTTGTTTTCTGCTTTTAACGTATTGATTGTGTCATTTGCAGTCTTTAATTCTTTAATCTTGTCATTAAATTCCGCCTTCGGAACTGCATGCTGTGGAAATTCCTTCTGTACTGCATTCATGACTGCATTTACATCCAGTTTTCCATCTTCTGTAATCTCTGCCTGTTCCAGTATTGCTTTTAACCATTCCATTGCTGTTCCTCCATAGTTTTTTATTCCGGTACTGCCGGTAGTGGATTGTCCGGTTATTCTCCCGGCTGAGTAGTTAGTTTTACGTCTTTGCGGACAAAAAAAGAAACCGGCGTCCATCCGATTTCTTATCATTCTTCTTATTCTTTTGCGATATCGCAAGGGCTTATGATACAAAAATACCACCAGCCTCAGCCAGTGGTATTCTCTCATTCAAACTTTCTTGTTATCGGATTTTTATATAATTCCGTCATAACTCCCTCTTCATCAGTTCTTTCACTATGTCCTCTTGTTAAACTTCGAAAATGTTGTTGAACTTTTTCATCTTGAAAATCCAAATCCTGAAATTTTTTTCTCTTTTCAACAAATTCTAAATATGTGCTGATTTCAAAAAACTCATCCTTTAAACTCATAAAATCACTCCTTCGATTAATTTCTTTGCTTCAATGGAAACACTTTCATGATTCATATACTTTCTAAATATTTCTGATATCGTTTCACCTAATAAGTCCGTATTTATTGTTCCATCCAAATTTACTATATCATTCAAATTTAACGCATATAGTCGTGACTGATATTCACTCTCAAACCGTTTTCCTTTTAAAAGAAATATATCAAAAGCATTTCCTTTTGTATCATAATAAGTTTCTATTATTATATCATCAATTGTCAGACCGTCAACCAAATATTTTTTATATTTCTCCACAGCTTTCTGATTCATCATATAATTTTCTATCAAATGGCCAAATTCATGAAAAATATCTTCTTTCTCTGCCCCCATGGCAACTCTGATTGTTTTATTCAAAATATCACAGGAACTGCCTTCATATCCAAATTCAAAAGTTACATTTCTAAAATTCTGTTTAACCTTTTCAGGCAATTCATCAAATGCTGACGAAGCAATCATCATATCATTGATCTTTCTTTTAGCAGAAATATTCGAACCTGGTTTCGTAGAAAATTTAATATCTGGTTTTATACTATCTCTATCTTTTACCTCTACATCCCGTCCTACATACTTTTTCTTCCACTCCTTATAAGTCATATCCGCCGGTACGTCATATGTATCGCCGTTTTCTTTTCTTGCTCCACGTTTTTCATTTACGGTAAATTCATCATGGAAGTATGGACAGGTGCATCCCCTGCATCTTGGATGAAACGGCGGTGCCGTTACACCGACTTCATATTCTGACATGGTAAAATGTTTTCCATCCATTTCACCGCAGAAACTACAGGTAAAGGAATCCAGTGTTTCCTCTATCTCATATTCTTCAATATCCAGCTCTTGAAAGCAGCCCTGCTGTGCTTTCATGGTGATGGCTGCTGCCTCTGTCTGTACCAGTGTCTTTGCCTGTGTTCTTTTTACTCCCATGGTTTTCGCCAGCCTGGCTGCTGCCCGGTCCGGATGCTCTCCACGGATGATGCACTGTGTCAGTTCCGTATTCAGTTCCCGTACCAGTTTCTCTTTGTTCTCCCAGATACGGTCAGAGAATATCTTTCCATCCTGTGCCCATGGTGTGGTAAGAACAATATCTATCTGTCTGGTATTCAGCTGTGACAGGTTGACTCCCACTCCGGTTCCTTTGGCTATCTCGTATGCCGTTTCATAAAATCCGTTTGTATAACGGTTCGTAAGAAGCTGTGTCATTCCTTTTTCATACTGCGTATATAATTCTTCTGCGTGCTGCTGTAACTGAATCTTCATACTCTGCAGATAACTGATATGTACGTTTGCGGATGCATTTTCCAGTTCTTTCATCCATTCCTGGTTTAATGCATTCTCTTTTCCTTTTCTGATATATTCCCATACACTCCACTGGAACTCTTCCAGTTCGGATTTGTTTAAGAACTTTGCTGCTGAGGCATAGGATATATTGTTGTTTTCCGCAAGCCTGTGATACCAGCGGTCAATATCCATCTGTATCTGATTGTTCGCACTGGTAAATTTTTTCTTCAGTTCCTCGTAATATGCCTCACTTTCCCGGTATCCTTTTTCCTCCAGAGCCCGCATCCTCTCTCTCCAGTACTCCCTGTTATTCATCTGTTACCTCTGAATCTTTCTTTTTTGACTCTTTCTCCGCTTCTTCATCCTGTGCTTCATCCTGTGCTTTATCAAATGCCCTGCCATATTGTTCTTCTCTCTGCTGCTCTGCTGCCTGTTCTTTTTCCAGCTGCTTTAATTCCGCATCTGCATCTTCTACCAGCGGATGATTCTTCAGAATTGTTTTCTGACTGACAATTCCGACAGAATCCCGGCATATCTGTGCCAGTTCCACATCGTTTTTTATACTGGTTCTTGTCCAGGTCTGCACAATACTTCCGCATGTGATTCCGGCACTTTTACAGATTACACGGATTAATCTGGAAAAGCCTAGTCTGAACTCTGTTTCCATCAGTCCTGTTTTCATCTCCAGCAGGGCATACATGAATTTCAATGCCTCACCGGACTGGTTGCCGAAATTTTCCGGCTGCGGGTCAAATCCCTGTCCCTGTTCAAAGATTGCTTTTCTTGTCGCCTCCAGCACACTGTTCCTTGCTTCAATCGGAATCTGGATATTAATGGTATCCACTCCTGTTTTCCCATCTTCATCCCCATCCAGTTTTATGACTTTATACTTTTTGAGGTCATTTAAGAATCCATTCAGGTCTGTACCGCCGTATCCCGTCAGTACAAAGATAAGCTCCTGGATATCATCCAGGTCATTGATAAAGCCGCTGTAAACTTTGTCATAAACGTCTATCAGCGGCTTGATATTTCTCAAATCATCCATATGCATATTGTTATTCCAGAACGGGATAAAAGGGACTTCACCCCAGTTATGCTTGTACTCGCTTGCATTTTCTCCGCTCTCCTGTACAAACATACTATATGGCAGCAATCCTTCTTCTACGGTGTCTGCGATATTCCGGTAAAATGCCTGGCATACTGTTTCATTCCAGTATTCATACACTACATATCTGTCTCCCGTTTCTTCATTCATTTTGGAATACATACGGAGCACACCCAGCAGTTTCTTTTTCAATCCGGTATCAAATACCGGTATAATCTGTTTACTGTCTGTCACAGCCCATTCAAAACCATTTTCTCCCTGCCAGTAATGAATCCACCCAACCGAACAGTTCGATGCATTCACACATAACTCCATACAGTTTTTTGCATATTCATCTCCCAGCATCTCCGTAATCCGTTTATTCTCTTTTGTATTTCCGATATCAAACAGAGGCGGAGCCGTAAAAGCATAGGCTGCTTTCTGATTCACAATCAATCCATGAAAATTTCTCGGTATGCGGTTATCTGCATTTCTGAGTGTCTTTTCTTCCTCACTCTTTTTCTCTTTGAACATAATGTCAGTTTCATTCCGGTAATAACGCTCTCCCGTTTCTGCCCGGATAACAAAATCAGTATGTCCATATTGATATTTCGCTATCAGCCGTTTCATGGCTTCCAAATTCATCTCTTTTTACCTCCGCTTATGTTAATATACTGATGCCCTGTGGTTTACGAATAATGGTAAAGCAGAAGTATCTGACTGCATCCATTGCATGGTCTCTCTGTTTTACCGGTTTATCTTCTCCTTTTCCGGATGCTTTTTCATCCCAGACATATGAAGCAAATTCTTTTCTTGTATTGATACAGCCTTCATAAAAAGCAATTTCCTCCCGGTTCAGCAAAGAAGCCACATACCGGATTCCATCCAGTACATTATTTCTTGCTTTCTTTATCTTGTATCCTCTCTTTTTCAGTTCTGCAATAAAAGAAGCTGCGGCTGGGTCTATGATGATTTTTTCCGGCTTTATCCCATCCAGCCATTCTTCCAGGTCATCTGCATACTCTGTATCTGTCTTCTGGCTTCCTTCCTCTCTGCCGCTGTAATAATATTCCCGGCTGCAAATCCATTTTCCGGAGCTGTCCTGATACCACAGTAAAAATACGGTTGCATTCTGCGTTCCATAGTCGCAGGATACATAATACTTATCTGCTGCCTTAATGTCTTTTACCAGATGCTTTGCATTATCAAACATATCATAGATAACACCTTCCGCCATTACCCATAATCCTGCGATATATCTCTGATAGAACACTCCGCTGAAACCTGATTTATATCTTTCTTTGATTGCTTCTGATAAACTCAGGTTATCGTCCATCGTAAAGTGCAGATACAGGATATTTCTTTCCCTGCATCTGTCGATCCAGTCTGTTTTGAACCAATGATATGGTCCGTCCGGATTGCAGTTAAACCAGTACTTTGAGTTATCCACAGAACATCTTGCAATTGCCTGTGTGACAAATGACTGCGGCATAAGAGCCACTTCATCAAAAAAAACGCCCGCAAGTGTAATTCCCTGAATCAGGTCCTGCGAACGTTCGTCTTTTCCACCAAAGATATAAAAATTGTTGCTTACATTTCCTTTTGTTACCACCACAAGGTTATCTGCCCTGTATTCAGTTATGGTATAACCTCTTGATTTCAGCATGGCTTTTAACCAGAACAATACATTTCTCCGGAAAGAACCGATTGTTTTTCCGCACATGGCAAAATTCTGTTCCCGGAATCTCGTCATGCCCCATATTACGAAGCTGAGTGACATACTTACCGTCTTACCGGAACGGATGGAACCATCTGCAATGATTCCATTCGCATCTTTTACCAGGGAACTGTCACACCACCAGTTCAGAACTTTTCGCTGCTTTTTGGAAAACGGCTGGAACTTAAATGTCTGTCTGCTTATCTTCCTCATCCGTCCAGTCCTCTCCGGCAGTTGCATTCAAAGCTTCAATAAATCCATCATCTGCCTGCTCTTCTGTTGCAAAATCCATATGCTCTGACAGCCATTGCAGTGCCTTCATCCTGTCCGGCAGCTTAATACTGACACCGGTCTTTCCTTCTTTGACTTCACTTATAAGTGTTCCGTCTACCATATTGCTGTTTCTAAGCTTTACCCGGTCTTTATTCCACTCCGCATAATCTGACATATCTGCAAATGCAATGTCTATGTACTTTTGGAAAACATCATTTTCTTCCAGAAGTTCCCTGTTGAGTTTTTCCTGTTTCAGTTCCCGTATTCTTGTTTTTATGTTAATATTTGTTAATAATTTAGATGCTGCTGCCCTTGCAGAATCATAATCACAGTCATATGCTTTCTGATATGCTTTTGTTGCATTGAAGCACCGTACAAAATACAGGCAGAACATCTGCTGTTTCTCTGTCAGTTCACTGTCTGCCGGAGTTACTTCCACTTCCTGATTTTCTCCCTGTTTTACGTTCTGTTTGTTCCTCTCTTTTGTATGCATACTTTTTGATGCTTTTGTATGCATACCCTGTCTGCTCCATCCGTATCTCGTTTTCCAGCTTTTTACGGTTGCAAGACTCACACCATATTTTTCCGCAATATCTTTGTACTTCATACCCGACATGTAATCTTTTTCTGCCAGTTTATAATCTGCCACAACACCACCTTCCTATCTATCTGTTTACATGAAAAAAAGACACCTTCCGATGCCTTTTTTCCTCACGTCTTTTTTTACAAGGAGATTTCACTTAATTGTCCTGTGCAGTTCCTACAGTTTTGCACGATACAATTATAAATCATTCATTTTACCATGTAAACTCCACGTTTTTACCACGTTTTAACCATCCGTGTCAAGTCCCCAGAGCAATACAGATAACTCTTTGAGAATCCCTTTTACCCATCTCCGCGGTGTATTAACTCCTGTTTCCAGTTCTTCTGCAATCTGCTCATAGCTTACCCCTTCCATGAAGTGCATTTCAAACGCTTTGTATTCCTCCCCTCTGCCATCTGATTCTCTTCTACGTTTCATCTCGTCGATTGCTCGGTCGATATGGCTCTTTATTATCATCGTCCGGAATCTTGTTCTGCGGACACTTCTTAGATAGATTTCTTCTTTCTCATTTGCATATTCTGCTGCCACCTGATTTCCTTCCGACACTGCATTTTCAATGTGAAATACCGCATCCCGGTAACACTTCATCAGTGCGTAGGTATCATGATACCTGCTTTTCTTCTTTTTCTGTTTCCTTTCCTGCTCACTGATACATTCCTCTGCTGCTCTTTTTGCCGTTCTTTCAATTATTTCGTTTAATTTTTCCTCTGAGATGTTTATCTGTTCCTGATTCATTATTTTCTGTACTCCTTCCCTGTCTTTTTGTCCCTCAGACCAACAATTTCAAGGCTATGTAAACTTGCCACTTTATTAAGTGCCGCATAGACTTCATTGATATGTCTGGGGATATAAGTTACATTTCTGATTGCTGTTTCCGCCACATCATCACGGTATCCTTCTTTATTCACATTCTTCACCTTCCCTTTCTAACCAGTCTAATTTCTGTCCGCAATCCGGGCAGTGTTCATAATTATCATAATCAACCTCATATCTTTTATTACAACACGGGCATATCCATGTGTCATAGATGATGTTTCCCTTATCGTCCATGCTGTCTCCCTCAAGAGGCGGCTTTTTCGCTATCTGCTTTTCAAGTGCTGTTTTTACAATCTCAGCAAATTCACACATATCATCTTCATCCAGCCACTGCTCAACCAGATTCCAGTGCGTAAAATTTTCAACAAGTTCTACTGCGTCACGTTCTGTCATTCCTGTTCTTTTCTCCACCTGATTACCACATGTATCGTATGCCCTGCTGCCAGCTTCCGGTACTGCTGCCACAGTTCCTGATTCTTTACCTCTTTTTTCTTTGCCGTCTTCCATCCGTTTTCCTCCCACAGATCCGGCCAGCCGTTCCGGATTGCTCCATACACATAGGCTCCTGATTCCGCTATTTTGACTTCTATCTCTGACTTCTGCACCATTCTTTTCAGTGCCTCATTCAGGGCAAGCAAATACTTTGCATTCAGGGTATGTTTCAAATCTTCCGTATATTCGCTTTTCTCTATATTCTTTCCGGCATGGATGCAGCTTAACCGGTACCGGTATCCTTCCGCATCTGCCTCAATCTCTATCAGCACTTTCATCTTATCCCTCCCTGATGATGATCTCCACCCGGCATCCTTGTGCCAGGCTTTTGCTGAGCAGGCTGTCGATTCCGGATATCACTCCGTCCCCTGCTTCATGCAGAAGTGTCACTCCGTTCTCCCGCCAGCAAATTTCCTCTTTTTCCCTTGTCAGGCATATGGTTCTTTCTGCCCTTTCTGCCTTTTCTTCCCATTCTGGTTTTTCCGATTCTTGCGACGTCGCAAGACTT